GATATGGTAATCCAATTGAAATGGACGCAGCCAGTAATAGCGGAGTAGAGGATGTTAGAAACATTATTCAGCAAGCTCAAACTAAATCACTGGATAGTGAGTACAAGGTGTTCATTATAGATGAGTGTCATTCTATCAGTAATACAGGATGGCAGGCATTTCTAAAATTATTGGAAGAACCGCCAGCTAAATCTATATTTATTTTTTGTACAACTAATCCTGAAAAGATTCCTAAAACAATTCTATCACGAGTGCAAAGATTTGATTTTCAGAGAATTAATCAAAAAGACATAATTTCTCGGTTAACTTATATTTGCAGCGAAGAAATGGAAACAGAGAGAGTGGAAGATGCTGAGATAGCAGCTCTTCAATATATTTCTAAACTTGCAAATGGAGGTATGCGGGATGCCATTACCATGCTGGATAAGTGCTTGTCTTATTCAAAGTATGTATCGGTAGAAAATGTAATCCATGCTTTAGGAACAGTAAACTATGAGGACATGTTTAACTTATACACTTGTATCTGTGAAAATGATGCGAGCAAGATATTAGTGTCTATTGATAAACTCTATAATGACGGCAAAGATTTGAAACAATTTATGCGTAATTTTTTAGAGTTTGTGCTGGATATAAATAAGTATGCTATAACACATAGTTATGACTTTACAGATGTTCCAGAGGGAATCTGTGATTTAGATAAATTGGCGAAATATAATATTCATCAGTCTTTATTATCTGTTCTTATGGAATTAAACAATGCTATTAAATGGGATAAATTTCCGAAATCTATAATTGAGATAACTTTGTTAGGAGTTGTGTATGATAGGTCAGGACGAAATTAAAAAAGAATTAGTTAATTTTATTGCCAGTACAAAAAATTGTACAGGTATTGTATGTGGCGAAGAAGGGAGCGGCAAGAAAACCCTAGTTCGTGAAGTACTAAAAGAATATAGCGGAGTTTCTTATATAGTAGAGGATACTAAAAAAGAAACTATTACAGACCTAATTGAGCAGAGTTATAAAATCAATACTCCTACAGTCTATGTTATTCCGGACATTGATAATATGAGTATAGCGGCAATGAATAGTTTATTGAAGATTACAGAAGAGCCGCCAAATGATTCTAAAATTATTTTGACCTGCTCAAGTCTGGATAATGTATTAGGCACTATTCAAAGCAGGGCTTTAAAGTTTTATATGGCTCCGTATTTTATTTATGAAATAGAGCAATATTATTGGCAGGCACAGGACCTGCAAAAAGCGAGTGAAAAAGAAGCCCATTTAGTTTGTCAGGCGTGCAGAACTCCAGGTGATGTAAATGTATTGCTCACTAATGGAGTTACTGAGCTTTATGATTATGTACAGTTGGTCTTTGATAATGTTGATAAGGTTAGCGGAACAAATGCCCTAAAGATTGGCAGCAAGATAGCCTTTAAGGATTCTGATACAGGATTTGATTTAAAGTTATTCTTCACCATTTTTGAAAGACTGTGTTTAGATGCTTACTTAAGTACATACAATAGCATGTATTCAGAGTGGGTAATGATAACACACAGCAAAGAGAATGACTTAAGGATTAAAGGTATTAACAAATCAGCTTTGTTTGATACATGGATTTTAGAAATAAGGAGGAGTTCAGTTGAGTGAAAAAGTTAGGTAGAGTTGAAGGAAGAGTATACAGGAAAAAAGTATACAAGGTAACAAAGGGCGATGACGTGTTTGAGGGAGATACAGATGAGGTTGTAAAGTATTTAGATACCAGCTTACATGTATTCAACAGCACTAAATGGAGATGTACCAGAAGAAGAAAACCGTTTAAACTTAAGGGGTATACCATTGAGCATACTCAGAATCGCACAAGTGAAAGAGTTTATCTAGTAGTAAATGCGGATGGTAAAGAGGTTTCCAGGGGCTCATTGAGAAAACTCGCTCTTGAGTACGGATATACTCTTAATTCATTAAAGTGTTACGCATCTAATCATAAGCCAATGACAATTCGGAGAAAGAAATATTATTTTGTTCCAACAGAAGAGTACGATGTTGTATGGAAACGAGTACACTAAAATTTGATATAAAGACTAATAGCATACGGCCCTATTATATATTCACCGGAGAGGAAATAAAAGTACAGGATATTTATATTGAGAAACTCGCCAGTGGAAAATCAATAAGAAGGGCGGATAGTTTTAGTTCTATTGCTCGTAAGCTAAATTCTGGTATGCTCTTGTCTATTCCAAAGTGTTATGTGATAAGAGACGACATAGAGTTTACTAAAGAGGAGTCAATTTGGGGCAATTTAGAAGCCATTATAGGCTCAAACTTGATTGTATGGGTATTTACTAGTCTAGATAAAAGAAGTAAGTTCTATAAGCACTTTAAAGACCTTATATGTGAGTTTAACCATTTAAGTGAAGATGTATTGCTTAAGTATGTTCAGAAGGAGATTGATTTATCTGATAGAAATGCTAGAGAGTTAATACAGATATGTGAGAATGATTATTCTCGTATTCTACTAGAAATAGATAAAATCAAAAGCTTTATGCAGTTTTTACCCCAAAGTGATTGTAATTATGTGTTTAAGCAGTTTATTAAGGATGGTACTATATATCAGCCGCCAAGAGATGCGATATTTATGTGGGCAGATGCCGTACTTAAGAGACAAAAGAAAGCAGCATTTGGTTTATTGCGGGAATGTATTGATATAGGAGAAGCCAGCTTGACTTTACTTTCTGTTCTATACAACAATACCAAACAAGTGTTGCAGGTACAGAGTTGTGAAAGTAAAGATGTGGTCAAGACCTCTGGTTTGACTCCCTGGCAGGTCAAGTGTGCTAGAGATAGGTGCGGATACTATAGGATATCAGAATTGGTGAATATTCTAGAGCTGGTTGAAGAAGTTGAAAAGGGTATTAAGATAGGAACAATTTCGGAAGAATTAGCTGTTCCTTATGTTTTAGTCAGAATTCTTTGATTGTTGACTTTAGAGTTTATGTGTGATATAATGTTTATAAGGAGGAATAAACAGATTATGACGAGAATGGAAAAGTGGGCTGACAAGAGAGCCGAGATAGAAAAGGAAGCGAAGGAGATTGCCGATGCTTTGAGAAATGAAAATGCAAAGGTGTTCGATGAGATGATGGGCTGTCCAATTCAAATATTAGAAGAGTTATTTGATATGGGCGATAATTATTCTGTTACATGGGATGGTACTAAATGAGATTAATTGATGCAGATATATTACAAAAAAATATACAAGAAGAAATTAATGATTTTATTGCAGATGCGGATAAGGAATGTTTCCGATATGCATCCGCATTAGTTAATCAAGTTCCAACTGCAAAAGCTATTCCAATTGATTGGCTTCATAAAACACTGATTGATTTACTTTATGACGGAGTGTCCGGTGAAGATGTGAACAAAGTATTTTATCGGGTACTAGCAAAGTGGGAGAAACAAGTAGAAAACATCGGGGAGTAATACTAGGAATGTTGAATCCGGGCGTGGGCATGGTGTGGTAGCCTACGCATTAACCTAGTCAATAGCGGAGTGCCATCACACACAATGGTGCTTTCACGGGTAGGGTCGTAACTGCTCGGCCGTTGGTTACTGCTAGCCAATTAAAGCCCGTGATTAAAGGAGGAGGAAAGGAAAAATGTTTAAAGTTGAAATTCATCAGAAAGACCATTATTGGAACAGGTTTGTATTTGCATTTGAATCGCTGGAAGAAGCACAACAGTTTGTTCAGAGTGCAATGAATCATTTTATCAAAGAAGAAGATGATGAAGATGCTGAAGATATGGTAATTTGCATTGAGCTTAGACAGAAGTTTACTACAGCAAAAGAGGAAGAGAATGACGGACAAGCAAATTATTGAGACAATCAAACGAATCAAGATTTATTGTCACAGACTCCATCTCCAAACGGAGTTAGATGAGTTAGATTGGCCTGATCCGTGTTCACTATGTGAATTTCATACCGAACACAGAAGCAAGAGAAATAATGTCTGTCAGTTGACCAATCTGTTAGGCAATATGACTTGCGAACCACGATGCTGGAATCTTCCAAGGATAGAAGAAATCATCAAAGGAGAAACAGAATGAACATCAATAAGAACTTCACCAGTTCATACGCTTATGCGTTCCGATATCTTAAACCTTATCAGCGATTGGAGTATGCGACATTGAACGCTATTCAAGGATTAGCCTTGTTAGAGGATGAAATCAATATGCAAAACTCTTACAGAGCAATGGATATGGGTTCAATGAACACCACACATCACAAAAAAGCGGTTGAATATTTGCATAAAGCGATTGATGAAATGAAGAAAGCATCGGCTTTATGAGGAGAAACAGAATGAAAGCCATATTAGTGATTGATGATATGCCGAAGAACTGTATGGAATGCAAATACTGTGGTTGGAGTGCAAGAGACGAAGAAAAGAGAGCGTGTATGCTTTTGGAAGGATGGTTTTTCAATGATGAGGACATTGAAGAGAACAGAAGTGTTATCTGTCCTCTAAAGCCGTTGCCAACAAGACCAGATGTAATTCCTATTAAGGAAAAGGAAGCGTATGTCTTTGGATGGAACGATTGTTTAAAGGAGATTGAAGGTGATTAAACAGTTTATTATTATGCTCGGAGGAGTAATTTATCTAATTTGGTTGTTAATATTCTTGGTCGGGTCATTGTGGGTATTAAAGGTTGCGCTGGATGAATGCACGAGTACATGGAGGTTAGGAATGGATAAGCTGTGGAAAGATGTACCGGAAGATGTAAAACGAGTTGTTAAGTCAATTGAAAATCGCCAAAGGTACATTCGCAAAAAAAGAGATGAAGGTAAAATGTCTCCGGAAGAACATATTAAGGAGATTGAAAAACTGGAAGCACGATTAAATGAAGTTGAAAGACTACAAGGATAACATAAAAGAGTATACTAAATGTTTACGATGCGGAAGGACTCTAAAAACTCCAGAAACTAGAAAATTAGGATACGGCCCGGTATGTTTCTTAAAGAAACAGCAAGAAACTGCAAAAAAGAAATTATTTTGATTGAATGTCGTGTTATAATTTAGGAGGATAGAGGAATAATGGAACAGGAAACATTAGCTACCGAACTGCTGCGTGAGGTCAAGGCACAGTCAAAGAGATGGTTTATTGCATTTGTAGTAACTGTTGTATTATGGTTTGCGACAATAGGAGCATTTTTGTGGTACATTAGTTTGCCAGTTGAAGAATACGAATATGATGTAGACCAAATCGCCGATGATACTTACCGTAGTGTTCAAATTGTAGGAGGTAGTAACTATGGCGAGACAGAAGACGAGAGTTCGGTACAAGAGACGAGCAACCCGTAGTAGAAAGAGAAAATAATGCCAAGTAATTTACAAAACATTCAAAGATTACAGCAAGCCCTTAATTCTAAGGGCTGTAAGATTTTGTACAGCTCTTCTCAATTTTGGAGTGAAGAGATGGGCCGCCCGATAAAGATGTATAAAATTGAACAGGCTATTTCTGATCCCGAATCCAAAAAGGGAAACAAGAAAGTAAAGTTATTTGAGACCAGCTCTCAGATTCAAGTTGTTCTATTTCTGCGGGATATGTGGAATGAAGTGAACGGCCTTCCGGTAGATACTAGTAATCCAGTATGGAATGAAATAAAAAGTAAAGTAATAGATAAATGAAAATATTTATATCATGTGGCGGGTACTATTCTAACTTTGATTATCCTAAAGCATTAACAGAAATAAACGGGGAAGCCTTAATAGACAGAACTATTAGGCTTTTATCACATTATGATGCAGATGTAGTAGTTTGCTGTAATCCAGAAGAGAATGCATTCGATAAATATAATCCCTTAAGAGCGAATTATACTTTTGATTATTTAAAACAATCAGGGTATTATTTAGATTTATTCGTCGCTGTACCATATGATAAGCCATGTATTTATTTATTCGGAGATGTCTATTATACAGAAGATGCCATTAATAAAATAGTAGATAAGTTTAATTCTACGAATAGAAATATATTTATATGTAATGCCTACCCATTTAATGAACAGGGTTTAAGACAAGGCGAACCATTTGGTTGGATAGTAAAAGACCAAAAAGAATTTAGATGTGCTGTAGAATTATGCAAAAAACTACAGGATAGAAATGTAGTTGACCACGCTAATGGTGTTGCGAGTAATTGGGAACTCGCTCATATAATTAATGGACTAGGAATTAATCAATTTAATCTCAGGAAAAAAGATTGTTTAATTATAGATGATTTAACCATAGATATTGATTTTCCTGATATGATTGAAAAAATACAAGGAGAAAGAAAAGATGTATAAAAATGTATTTTATTTTCAGCATATCAATAATATAGGCGGGGTTGAAACAATGTTTTATGAACTCGCCAAGAAGTATAAAAACTGGGATATTACCATAGTTTATAGTACAGGCTCTAAACAACAAATAAATAGATTAAGGCAGTTTGTAAGAGTAGAAAAATTAGATAAGACAAGGAAGATAGAATGCGAAAAAGTATTCTTTAATTATTCTCTGGCTCTTGATTATTTTAATGCAAAAGAATATTGGCAGATAATACATGCCGACTATGTACAACAGCAGTTAGAGCCCCATCTGGATAGCCGCATGACAGGTTATATCGCAGTATCTAATACTGTTGCGAACTCCTTTAAGCAACTAACCGGGATTGATGCTATAGTTTGCTATAACCCTATTACGATTGAAGCCCAAGATACATTGCCTGTATTGAATATGTTATCCGCCACCCGCCTCACTAAAGAAAAAGGTAAAGGAAGAATGGTTAAGTTAGCCGAAAGATTAAATTCCGTCGGAGTATTATTTAACTGGGATATTTATACAAATGATAGAGAGCCTATTAATATTCCAGGAGTTTATTATAAACAACCTACTTTAAATATCCGCCCTTACATAGCAAACGCAGATTTAGTAGTTCAATTATCTGACAGTGAAGGGTGGTGTTATACAATCAATGAAGCGATGTGTTTAGGAGTTCCTGTGTTATCTACCCCCTGTCCTAGTATTGCTGAGATGGAGGGCGAAGTTATATACTTAAACTTTGATTTATCTAATCTAGATGAAGTTGTTGAGCGAATAAGTAAATTAAAGAAGAAAAGAAAATCCGCCTACAAACCAAAAAAGGATATATGGGATAAGTTATTAGTTCCAGGCAAAAGTACATATTATACTGAAGAGGATAGAGTAAGAGGAATCGCTGTAAAAAAGTATTTTGATATTCAATTACAAGATACTATAATGCCGGGAGATATAAATTACTTTACAAAAAATAGAGCGGATGAATTAGTAAGTAAAGGATTGATTATGATTTTGCCAAATTAAATTTAAAGCCATTTTTAGCCCATTTAAGCCATGTTTTTATAAGGCTAGTATAAAATACCATGAAAATAAAAACTCTTCTCTAAAGCCATTTTAAAGCCCTTAGAGAGAGTTTTTTATTTTGGGGTATAAAATACTTAAGCAAAAGAAAAAGCCCCTTAGAGGAGCTTAAATTAAGTTTAGTAATGAGCGTGCTTTATCTACCTAATTAGTCATTATCTTCTTCCTGACTGATTTCTAATTTATAAACTAAGTATCCGCCCATAGGGTGATACTTTACCAGCACCAAGTCGCTTGGTTCGTATTTCTTAAGTTCTTCAATTAACTGAATGCTTTCATCAAATGAATCCGTACTCGCCCAATCTTCATTATCAATTCTGCCAATCATGTACTGCTTTGTTTCTTTGATAACATCTTCCGCATAACCTACAATCTGTTCACCGTCATCTGAGTAAAATAATTTTTTCATAGTTTTCGCCTCCTTAAATATTCCAAACAATTTCATATCCGTATCTTGCCGCCTGAGCAATGTGTTTCAGTATTGAATAATGAATCATACAATATTTATCTTCGGGTAAGATATAACTATCGGGAGACGCCATTGGATTTTCCATACACTTGCACGACATTTCCATTCCGAAATCTTCTTCATTAGGATAATGTCCGTATGTTACCGCAACCCATGTTTCAAAGGAATCTGTTTCTTCATTATATCTAACTTCGTAAATTGCATACCTTTTATCTTTTTTCGTCATCTTTCTTTCCTCCTGTTTTTAGAGTAATTCTAATCCCCAATGTCCGCAATGAGTACAACCACAATCTTCTGGATGTTTTACTGGATAACACATCTTTCTTCTATGATAGATATGCCCGCAATTAGGACACTTTAGTCGATACTTGACTGGAGCTGGTACATAATCATCTTCCACACCTTTTTCTTTTGCACTATCGCACCGCTTGATTCCTAAATTAAATTCTGCATTTACTTTATCCGCTAAATGCTTCCACCTGTCTCCGTGATTTTGACATCCATCGCATGTGTGCAATAATTCATGCACCACTGTATTCAATAACCCCTTTTCAGATTTTTCATTTTCGCCGAGTAACTTGGAAGAAATGGAGATTTTAAATTTTCCTGTAACTCTATTATAGGAACACTGACCCCATCTCCGCTTAGCCCTAGTATTTACTTCAAGCTGTTCAACATCACCTGTTTCTATATCCAAATAGTCTAACATTTCCTGTGCTATCTCAAATGCCTGCACTAATTTTTCTTCCATAGTCGCCATAGTTTTTAGTCCTCCTTTTCTGTAAGATAGTGGTGTTCCATATATGAATCTTCGCCACCATTATTCCATTCCGCTTCTTCTTTGGAGTGTTCATATTCATCTTCGTATTCATTTATACAGTGTCTAATTTCCCAGCTATATAAATCATCTCTATTTTCCGCACAATATTCCGCAATCTCATCATAATAGGTTATCGGTGCATCTTCATAGTAACTAAAGGAAACTGCTACACTATAGGTATCTGCTACATAGTATTTATCGTTCATATTCATTTCGCCAAACTTTTCTATAATTTCTGATGGCCGCATGTTGCACCAGGAATCATCAAAGTCCCACATGTACTCAATGTATTCGTCCATATAATTATTTCGGATACAATACTCATTGTGTACATTTACCATATCGTTATCGCTTAATTCATATAAAGTTTCTAAAATTCTTTCTTTCAGGTCTGTCATTTGTTTTTCCTCCTTCTACGCCGCCATCTCTACAACATGCGACATTTTCATTTTGTAGTTCACTTCATAATCAAAGTACTGTTTTGTTTCATTAGCTGTTTTTAGTTGTACATATGCTTTTGCTTTTCCCGTCTTAAAGTCATATTCATCTTCTTCGTAGTAATTCATAGTATCTGGTGTATCAATAAAGAAGTAATCTATTTTATCTAAGTATTCGTTATTTGTGGTTTTTCTTGACCGAACAATGAGATATACCAAGTAGCCTTCTCTTTCCAGCTTCTGCCTAGCTTCTAACATATCTTCTGTTATCATTGTATTTCCTTCAAGGAAGAGATAGGTATCAAATCCAGCGGCCCGCTTAATTCTAGCATCCTGTAATGTATTGATATATACCTCGTCTACATGTATTCTGCCAAGATTTTTAAACTGCTTTAATATATCTTTGTCAAGCCCCCAGCTAACTAAGTACTCCAATCTTTTAACCGCTTCCGCTTTCATTACTTTTCTTTGTTTGTCTGAGATAACCAATATTACACCTCCTTAGTTTTCTTTTACTTTTTTGAGTGCCGCATCATCATATGCATCCATACATAATACATTATGTGTGTGCTGATATTTAGGACAATCCCCGCTTCCTGCAAACATATATAAGATATTTAAGTTTAATAATTCTACTGGAATATCTTTTGCAAGTCCTAAATAGTACTGTGCATTTTCTTCCTGTACATAATACATTTCAATTTTCTGATAAGAATCAAGTACTACTTTTAAGTCTCTGACCCGCATTAATTATTCACCTCAATTTTAATTCCAGTGTATACATAACTCCAGGAAGTTCCCCAATGCTGTACTCCCCATACATGCAGGTCAAGTTCTTCATTGTACCAAACTGTTTCATCTGTAAATTCTTGAAGTACTTCCGCAAACTGAGGCTCAATGATGTAGTACTGATAGTATTCATTGTATTGTTCTTCATAACTGTTCTCCGCCCAATAACTTTCTGAATCAAGTTCTACTTCATCACCGTTATCATCATAGTAGGATACTTCTGATCCGTTTTCAATTTCCCAATATCCGATGTCATAAGTTCTCTGCATTAAATCATTTGCCAAGATAATGCTGAATGGTGCTACTAAATCCGCATAAGTGATTCTTCCGCATTCCAATGATTCTCTGCTCAATGGATGCCCATAGAAATATTTGCTGTTCCAAGTTTTCTGTTCCATAGTTTTTCCTCCTCTTTCATTATCTTAATTATACCACCAGATTTAATTTTTGTCAATAACTTTTTTACTTCTGTGAGATTTGTAATACGCATGCATGTAATTCGGATGTTTTTCTCTCCATCGTTTTTGATATTCCTGAATCTTTTCTCGGTTATCTTTATAATATCTTTTCCGCTTTTCTTTATACTTTTCAGATTTCAGTCTTTCATTTACTTTATCTCTGTTTAGTATTTGATGGATACACTGTCTAGATACTCCATACATATCCGCAATTGCCTGATATGTCATTCCCTGCTCTCGCAACTTAGTAAATTCTTCCTTCTGACCAATATTCGTTCTACTCATTATAATACCTTACATATTCTGTAATTTCCCTTTCTAGCTCGGGTGTAAGCATTCCGTCTAAAATCAATCTGGAAATGAAATTGTCCACACTTCTAATCCCGCCTCTTCTGAGATTATCCATTTCAATTTCCATCTGGTAGAGTTTATCTTCCAGCTCTGAATAAGCATCATCCGCATTATCCAAAGCCGTATCTCTTGCTACTACCATCTCTTCCAGCTTCTTTACTCTTTCTTCCAGTTCCTGCTTAGTCATTTTAGTAGTTCCACTCCAGTGTTACCCAATCATTAATATCGTAATTGTTTGCTGCATAATCTTTAATGTCATATTCGCACATATAGGATAAGATGGAATCTGCATCATAGTTTTCCGCAACATAATCAAGTACTTCTGAGCTATAGAATGGCTCTAATGCTGAACCAATATCTTCTGGTACGCATGACTTGTTTTCTAATACATAAATCTGTAAATCTTTAACTGCAAGTTCTAATTCCAATAATTTTTCGTTCATTAGTTTTTCTCCTTTTCGTCTAGCATCCATTCTGGTTTTACCTTTACTAGTAAGTTCAGTATCATTAGTGGCATAAGTACAATCGCTGTTTCAATTAATACTCCGATCATTTCTGCCTCCTGGGAATGTAGTCAAGGCCGTTAAGCCCTGACTACATAGATTTCCGTAGCACCATGTCTTCCGACTGTAAGATTTAAGTTATAGTCTCTGTTGTAAGAAGAGATTGCTGTAACACCTCTTGTCTGTTCTTCTTTACTTTTAACCCGGAAAATCATAGATTTCTTTCCTGAGGCTAAGAACATCTTTAGAGGATTCGCCCATCTGCCTCTGTACCCCTTCTGGATTTCTAATTCTTCGTCCAGAAACTCAAACTCAATTTCGCCGTAGGATTTGTCTGTTGCCAAGTTACTGCCCTCTCTTTCTTTATGCTACAAACTGTGCAATGAATGTATCCGGTGCCGCTACAATAATATCTTTCCACGGAGCCTTTGCTTTCTCGTGATTCTTGACTGTAGCATCTTTAGGGATATTTACTTCTCTGTCTAATTTCACACAGAACTTGTATCCTTTCTTTCCCGGATAGATTTCACATGCGACCTTGCCGTTCACCTTGATTACCAGCTCTTTTCTCTCTGGTAAAGATTCTAAGGTAAGAGCCTTATTCGTTCCGACCTTGATTGTCTTTTTGTTACGGGTAGTTTCCTCTAACTTGACTTTTACCAGCTTTGCAATTGCCGCCTCGTAAGTTTCAAATGGAATCTTTACTGCCTTTGGTTTAGGTTCTTTTGCTGGCTTCTTTGCCTTATCCGTAGAAACCTTAACTGGTGCCTTTGCCTTTGGAGCTGCCGCCTTCGTTGTAGCCTTGACTGCCTTAACTGCTTTCTTCTTGTTTACCTGTGCCTTCATTTCGCTTAAAGTTAATGCTGTAGTAGTAGTTGTGTTTGTCATTTTTCGTTTTCTCCTTTTTCTAGTTTGTATCCCGTTATATAGTGTGAGATTCCACTGGCAAGTTTCAAGGTACTTGCCTAACCTCCTGTTCAACCTCTATGCCGCCGCCCTCCTTTCATTTACACCATCATTATATCACCAGTTTTTGATATTGTCAAGCATTTTTTGAATATTTTTCAACGAATCTCAACAACTGATCAATATATATATGCTGTTCATCCTTTATATATTCATCTAAGTTTCCAAGCCCGCCTTCAACCTTTTCCGCATAAATTACTTTCGGGCAACATTCATCTCCAACATATACTCGTTCAATCATATGGTCATCCGCAAATACTAAGATTGAAACTCTGCCTTTGGAAGTATTCTGTAAAGCATACATTCCCAACATTCCTCTGCCCATTCCCTCGGCTGACCTAACTACCTTGCCGCCTCTCTTATTAAAGGTAAATAAAACTCTCTGGTCTAAAGTATCGTGCATCATCTTTTTCTTCCTCCTTATATTAAGCAATTAATCACATCCATCAGATAGTCTGGTTCAAGTCCTAAAACATCTTCCAGTGCATAGTCATTTCCGCATTCCATTTCTTCCATACAATCACTGATCAGGTCAAGTGCTTCGTCCGCCGTAAGACCATCTCGCTCCATTAAGATTTTTACAACTCTGTTTCTGCTCATCATTTTTTCCTCCTTTATGTTTACATTCACATTATACCACCAGACACATTCTGTTGTCAAGCATTTTTTGAAAAATCATGATACCAGAGCATCTGATGAAGTTCCTGAAGGTTTTCTTCTTCCGAAACATCCCAATCGTAATCCATTTCCAGTTCCGGTAAAATCCCGGTGTTGCAACAAGTTCCAGCCACCAGCTTATCGCCTTGCCGCTCAATGTAGTAATAACTGCCGCTGTCAAATTCCATAATTCCTAAGTATTCGTTATTCATTTACGCCTCCTGTGTGATGAACTCATCTGTCCATTCAATCTCATTATCCGCAAGTTCTTCATTTACTTTAGGTCCGGATAAACACAATAGCATACATACCTGAGCATCAATATCCGCCTGCCCGGGGTATTCATTTCTGTACCATTCAAACCACGCATCCTGAATATTTTTCGCAACATTGATTTCTCTGCAATCCATTTTATAATTATCCGCAAGATTGAATCGTTTTGCTAAATTACTGTAAAAATCGTTGAGTGAGCAATAAAAGTCTGATCTGTCTAATTTTAAAGTTTCCATTTCCGCCTCCTTTATAATCCGATCATTATTGGGTTCGCCATCGTATATTCATCTGAAAAAGGTTTAATAATTTCCAGATTTATTAGTAAGTCGTGAAAGATTTTCTGTTCTTCGGGAGTTAATCCGATATAGCCCCAGGTCTTATAAGTATCCGCATCTTCAGCTACAATTCCTTCCCAGAGCATTCTTACCATATTTTTCGTACTCCGCTTATTTTTAGGAATTCTGCCTTTTTCTAAATCATAGCAGTATCCATCAATGACCGCAAACCAACAATCGCATTTACTCCACTTAGCGACTCGGTTAAGTACTTTCTGCTGTTCAACTGTTAACCGCATTATCTTTCCTCCTCTTCCGGTACTTCATAAAGTCTGTCATCTACTAAAACATACGCACCCCGCCCATATTTTAGTAAGTAGCTCAGCTCTGAAATTGGATAATCCCAATTTTCCGGGTTGCTGATAATCTCGTGTACATTTACTTCGTTCGGTAAGTAGATTTTAATCATTCGTCCGCCTCCTCTTCGCCATACATCAATTCATCAATCGCATCCATATCTTCATCGGATAGGTCGTAGTAATCAATTCCTTCCTCAGCCCGCTCCACGCTTATTCCAAGCACTAGGGCGGTGGCTTCCGCCCTAGTCATTTTCGCCTTAATCATAATTCGTCTGCCTCCGCAATACTTTCCAGGTACTCGATCATATCTTCCATCGCCCAAAGTTCCTGACCCCGCTGGTAGAACATGTCTGGGTCAATGCTCTTATATTCGTATCTGGTGCTTTCACAATCGTTAATGTAATTCCGCCCTCTTTCTAGCAGTTTCTTGATTGCTGCCTCTTTGCTATTTCCGCACTTTTCTTCAATGTACTGCATCGCTCCTCTCAAGGTCTGGAAGTAATGCCCCTGACCCCAAGTTCCTGTGGCTTCGTCATACATCCATGCGGCTACAAACTCCTGGAAACCATCTTCATTGTGTCTCCAGACAAGTGCATAGGATATTTCCGGATACTTTTCCAATACTTCGTTTACCGTTCCAAATTCGTTTACTGTTTTCATAGTTTTCTCTCCTTTTCTATTATCATTGTATCAACAGCCAGGGGCAGTTGTCAATATCTTTTTTAAGCAAGATATACAGCTTGCAATACCACATCACCAGTTGGGCTCAGGGTATATCGGATATTGTACACAATGTACCCCAGTTCTTTCTCGCTAAGTTGATTTACAGGTCTATCAATTGCCAGAGTCTTGCGATTGTACATACCAGCTTTTCTTCCTTCACGGTACAATCTAACATAGCGTACATTCTTGTGTTCAGCATAAATCTTTCTCAGTTCAGCCATTCGTTCTTTCCTCCTTCGTCCAGCTATAGTGTTTTGGCTGGGAAGGTTTACCAGCTATCTCTCCAGCTCTCCCTCCCTTACCTTACATATATAGTATATCAACAGACAGGGACAGTTGTCAATATATTTTTTAAACTTTTTTCACGAAGTGTTTTTGATGAACTCTGCGTGATCGAAAAGTCCATTGCATGTTCGTGCAGCAATTTTCTATCTCCGCGGGAGACTCTAAAAGAAAAGAATTAATTTCCCCAGAAATTCTAAAAATAACAGTATATCAAATACATATAATATATATAGGTATAAAGATATATAGACAACAGACAGCCTTCCGCCTCCAATCCGCCCCTCGTTCCAGATCTGCCAGTTTGCTGTGAAACTGCCAGTCTCAGCCAGCCAGGTCAGCCGCCTCAGGGGCTCAGCCGACGGTCTGCTTTCCGCCTTTAACGAAGGGCGGAAATGCTGTCGCTACTGTAAAATCGCTGCTCTGCTGTGCAAAAAAATGTACACTCTGCGAGCCCAGTTTTTAGTCTCTGCGTGGGGTAAATTCACTTGAAAATCTGCAGTTCTGCGAGTCCGTAATTTCCGTAAATTTTGCAAACAAAAAGTGTTTTTCGTATACGCCAGAAAACACTTTTACGGGAAATTTACTACGGATTTCTGCGGGGGAATATCCGCACCTTCTCGAATTTCGGACAGCAGACCCCGCCTAGAATCTGCAGGCCGCCAAGCAATCTGCGAGTCCGCCACAAAAAGAAAAAGGGATTTTCATCCCTCCGCCTCTAACAACTTCAACAACAATGGAGTATGCAAATCTACACTGTACAATTCCATTGTGTCATCATTGGCACTGCCTCTACAATAATCTTTTAGAAATCCCTTCAACGCTGTGAGATTCAAGATTTCCATATCTCTCAAGACCCAGTATCTTCTATGGTACACCTCAACAGAGCCTTCATTGATGGCATCTCTTAACTCTTCTAGCCTGTCCCCATCACACACTACATACAGCCCTTCCTTGTAGTCTCCATAGATACTAGAATGGAACGGATTGTGCAATTCTCCCACCAGTTCCATCTCTTCATTCATAATCTTTTCAAGGTATCTTTCTTCAACAGTCATCTTAGTTTCCTCCTCACTTTCTATTCTTATTATAGCACCAGAGTTTCCATTTGTCAATACTTTTTTTACCAGGACAGTCCGCCTCGCTGCTGTACCTGAGCTGCCATCCGCCTGCCTTCCGCCATCCGCTCAACCTGCTGCTGCCTGCCGCCACATCTCTGCGGCTGCTGCAAGGGGATTACTTTCTGCAAATCCCCGCCACTATCTTCGTTGCTGCAATGACTACCATCACTCCGCACATGAGCACTGCATGTGGAGTAGTTCCGACTGCAAGACATACATCCATCATCACTATCGCAAGCAATAATCTGTAAAAGTTATTCAACATCGTTTCCGCCTCCTACTATAACAATGTTCTCGTATGGATTTTCCCATTCGTATAAATCTAGTGCTGTAAGTACATCTCCATCCTCGTCTTCATTGATTATTGTATTCTGCATCCGTTCAATCCATTCATCATACTGCTGCTGTGTCATATATTTAGTCATCTCTCTTTCCTTCCTTACATTATCATTATACCACCAGAGCCTTGATTTGTCAATACCTTTTTTACCAGTGTACTCTGTCCTGCTCCTGTTCAGCTCTCGCTCCTGGCTGACCAGCTCCCCGACTCCGCAGCTCGCTCAGCTCCCGGTCTCAGGTCTGCAGCCGCTGCTGTCTCCCAGCTCCCGTATCTGCGAGGGAGTTGTCTCTGAATCCGCAGGAGGTGCAATGGATTTTTCGCAGCTCGGATAGTCCTTTGCACTTCTCGCGGAAGGAGAGGAGAGAAGGGGCAGAGGGCTTATCCTCTCCTCCGTTCTCTCTTTTCTTCCTCTTCTCTTTCTCTTCTCATTCTCTTTCTTTCTTTTCTATATCTCATATCTTCATAGTAGTATCTTTCCATATCATCATATATATCATTGTTTGTGACTTTTAATAAGTCTTCATAGGTGTTATAGTGTTTCATCTTTCTTTCATCCTTTCTTTACTAGTTAGGGAAGGAAGGCTTTAAGCCTTCTTCCCTTTTTTGTATCCCTTCCCAATAAGTACCTTTTCAATTGCTTTTTCAAGTTCTTCCTTAGATACATTGTTTATAGCAATGTATGGGTTCTTTACCTTACTACCATCTTTTTTAGTAGTATGTGGTACTACATTTTTGAAACTAATATCTTTAATCATTTCATATTCTTTTTCATTTACATAGATATTAGTTTTGTTTGATGCATTCCTTACTTGAAATACTTTCTTGTTTTCATTAGTTACTAAATCAAGATTGTTTCTAAAATGTAAATTCTTTTTAGAAACTACTTTTTCAATGGTTTCAAGTTTGGATGTGGTGTTGGTTGTGTTGGTGTTGTTTTTCATTTTTCTTTTTTCCTTTCTTTACTCAAGTAAGGTTTTTATTTACCTTACACCTCTAATTATAATGATATTTTTTCCTATTTCAAGTAGTATATTGACAAAATATCAACTTTTTATAACTTTTTTTGGATTCATTGAAAATATTTTCATTTTTCATTTGAAAACATTTTCAATAATCAAAAAAGTCCAATGCACTATGGAAATGTTAGGGATAACTAACATTAAATTTAAGGCTATTTTAAGGCTATTTAAGAGTAATTTATAATAGGCTATATATTTATATTACTATATATATAAATATTGTTTAAATGGCTTTAAAATAGCTCTAGTAATGTTTTAATGTGATGGGGTACCCTTTAAAATGATGCCCCCTGTCGGCCATACGCCAGGTGGAGTCTGCAAATTAATTTTCAGTGGAATTTTCTGATAGCAGCCCGCTTGATTAAGTGTTGGAAGGTGGGGGGGGGCACGGATTTTTACAGAACCCTAAAACCTATGACAGCTCGCTGAAAAGTCTGTGTATTACTATATATTGCTAAAGTGAGATTTTTTACGAAACCAATTTTCCTATAAATCCCGCCGTTAAAAAAATCCTTGTTTCTATAAGGGGACGGGAATTGAACAAGGATTTCGTTTTCGGGAGTTTTGCCCCCACTATTTATACTTATAAGCCCATTATCTAGCTTACTAGCTATAGTATACTAGGTACATAGACGGTTAGTCAAGGCTAATTTTTAGCAAAAAAACCGTTTTAACCGTTTTTCTTTTGCAATTCCGCTAAAAATGAGATATATTTAAAGTGACAGGAGGTTTTTGGATGGGCAGAAGACCAATTTTTAGAACACCAGAACAAGAGATTCAGGTGCAGTATAAATACTCAAACAGAGACCCCAGAGGCATTTATCATACATATACAGGGCATAAGATAAGTGCGAAGCAGGAGTTGTTTATCCAAAATATTGTGAAGGGCTTGAGTCCAGCAGAAGCTTATAGACAGGCGGGGTATACAGATAGTGCAGGTGAAGGAGCAAAAATGTTGAAAAATCCAGTTATTGCGGAAGAAGTTGAGCATAGATTTGATTTAGCCAGGGACGACAGCATTGCTACGGCAAGAGAAATCATGCAGTATTATACTAGGGTTATGCGCGGGGAGGAAAAAGACCAGTTCGGGCTTGATGCTCCTTTGGGCGAAAGAACAGGTGCAGCCAAGGAATTAATGAAGAGAGTCATTGAACAGGAAGAACAGGCTCAGTTGAATGCAGCACCAGAGGTCAAGATAACTCTTAGTTTTGATAGGAATGGCGAAGAATAAGAAATTTGAAGCGAGAGACCTGAATATCAAGATGAAGGACACCATCATACCTATGTATGACGATGTCCTGAAAGATATTCTAGCCCATAAGCATACTCATTATGTGTTTCCTGGGGGTCGAGGAAGTACAAAATCATCGTTTGTTGGGGGTATTGTACTCCCACTTTTGATTATGCTTAACCCTCAGTGCCATGCAGTAGTATTCAGGAAGATTGGAAACACTATTCAGAAGTCTACGAGAGCTCAGGTTGAGTGGGGAATCTATAAATTAGGGCTGGAAGAATACTTTGATATACCGAAAGTGTATTCAAATCCTATTACTTTTATCCCAACAGGGCAAGAAATCATCTTTATGGGGCTTGATGACCCGAATAAAGTCAAGTCTATAAAGCTCCCATTTGGCTATATAGGGGTTACCTGGTGGGAAGAATTGGACCAGTTTGCTGGTGAAAATGAGTTGCGAAAGGCTTTGCAGTCAACAATGCGTGGCGGAAACACTTTCTGGGACTTTCGAACATTTAACCCGCCTATTTCCAAGAATAACTGGGCAAATGAGTACACAGATTTGGCTGAAACGAGGAAAAACACCCTTGTTGTTAGGAATACCTATCTTGATGTGCCTAAAGAATGGCTCGGAGAACAGTTCTTTGAAGAAGCAGAAGAGCTGAAAGAGATAAATCCAAAGGCTTACGAGCATGAATATATGGGTATTCCTATTGGTACAGGCGGTGATGTGTTCCAGAATGCCAGTGATTTCAATATGAAGCAGCTTGTAGATATTCCAGACTACGATGAATATGGTAATCCGATTGTCAAAAAGGTTCCGTTATGGCAAACATTTGACCAAATCTATTGCGGAATTGACTGGGGCTTTGCGAAAGACCCGTTTAGGTTTGTGCGAATGCATTTTGATGCCAAAAAGCTGGATTTATATATCTTTAAAGAGTATTCTACCCTTCGTACAAGGAATGAGGTAGCCTTTGATGAGTTGTATAATCAGCTAAAGTTGGTTTCTAGGGATGAACTAGTGACGGCAGATAGCGCTGAAGAGAAATCAATTGCTGACTTTAAGGCGTACGGAGCTTTTATAAGGGGAGCGGAGAAAGGTCCAGACTCTGTAAGGTACGGAATCAAGTGGCTCCAGGGTTTAAGACATATTTATATAGACAAGAGGATGTGTCCAGAAACCTATAAAGAGTTTATTAACTATGAATATGAGCAGGATAGAGACGGAAACTTTGTTAGTGCTTATCCTGATGCTAATAACCACTCTATTGACGCAGTTCGTTATGCTATGGAGAAATATTGGAAGCGTAGAGGTCATTAGGCATAGCTAAATATAGAAAAATGTTATATAATAAATACAGATATTGGGAGGTCGGAAATGTTCAGAACTCTATGGAATTGGATAAAGGAGGTATTTGGTAGAGTGTTAGGTAGTCAGACAGTAGCACGAGCACTAAAAATTACACCTATTGTTTCAGATAAGATGGCTAATGCTATTGAACTGTGGGATTCTATGTACAAAGGCATGGCTCCATGGGTCAGAGAGCCGGATGGGGCAGACCCAACGAGAGTTGTATCCTTGGGTATCCCTGCATTTATAGCCAGTGAAAAAGCTCGTATGGCGACTCTAGAGATGAAATCTGAAATTACGGATGGCAAAAAAGATGAGGACCGAGCTAAAAAGGAAGAACTTGATGTTAATGCATTAAACACTTATGCCCAGAATAGCAAAGATAGTAAAACTTCTTTATCCAGAGCGGAATATTTAAATAAGACTTATCAGAATAAAGTAATTAAAAAGATAAGACCTCAGCTAGAGTACGGTATTGCAAAGGGCGGACTCGTTATTAAGCCGTATGTAGTGCCAAAATATGACGGCTCTTATGACATTGAAGTTGAGTATGTTCAGGCTGATGCTTTCTTCCCTTTGTCATTTGATGGGTCGGATAAGATTACAGAAGCTGCCTTTGTTCAAAGCAAGGTGGACAAGGATAAGATTTATCGTAGACTTGAACATCATAAATTAGATGGCAGGAATATAATTATTACAAATAGAGCTTTTGTTACCAAAGTTAATCAGACTATTGATATTTCTAATTCTTATGCTACAGACTTAGGTCAGGAGATTTCTTTGGCAGAAGTTCCTGAATGGTCAGCATTAGAAAAAGAGGTAACTATTAAAAATGTCGATAGTTTACTATTTGCTTATTATAAACAGCCGGAAGCTAACATCATTGACCCGTATAGCCCATTAGGTATTTCAGGATTTGGTAGAGCGGTAAGTCTTATTAAGGATGCCGATTTACAGTATTCTAGATTGCTTTGGGAATTTGAAGCTACAGAAGCAGCTATTGATGTAGATAGAGATGCTTTGATGGAATTGCCTGACCCAAGCGGGAATTTCCATATTACTAAACCATTCTTGCAGCAGAGATTATTCCGTAAGATTGATTTAGGTACTGATGATACTTATGAGCCATTCTTACCAACAATTAGGCAGGCTGATTTGACAGCTGGGTTGAATACTATTCTTATGAAGATTGAGGATGCGTGCTCTTTATCTAGAGGTACATTGTCCAGTGAAGATATTGAAGCCAAGACAGCTACAGAGCTAAAGATTTTAAAACAAAGGAGTTATGCGGCCAATAGTGATATTCAGAAAGCACTTGAATATGCTCTTCGTGAAGTTATCTATATTATGGATGTTTATTGTACTCTTTACAATATTGCTCCAGATGGTAAGTATGAAGTATCCTTTGAGTGGGATGATAGTATTCTTACGGATAATGATGAAGAGCTGAATAAGAGAATCTTACTTATGCAGAATGGAGTTGCCAGTAAGGTTGAACTTAGAATGTGGTACTTTGGAGAAACTAAGAGTCAAGCAGAAGTTGCTCTTGAAAAGATTGGCGAAGAGAATAGAAAAGCGATGGAAGAGAATGCTAAGTTACAGGCTCTTATCGCACAGCAAACTTATACCAATGAAACCACAAATAAAAAGGATACTTCCTTACCTGCAGCACAAAACGGAAGTGCTAGAAATCAGGTAAAAGAAAACACAGAGCAGAACCAAAAAACTGTTTAACTTTTTCAGTATCCGTGTTATAATATTTATGGGTAGTTTGTTTCCACAGATTATCCCCTCTTTCTTCCCTGGGGAAACTCCCCGGGGCGTAGGTAGTAAACCCTTGCGGTTTAAATTATAGTCTAACATGGAGACATTTAAATCCATGTACATTCAATATCGCATGACTGCTATGCGGAATTATAAATTTAGCAGATATAAAAGAATGTAGGAGGAAGAGAAAATGAATGTAAAAGACCTTTTTGAAAAAGGCGAAAATGGTATGTTGTCTTATGAGCAATTTAAGCAGCTCGCCAGTGAAGCAAAGGCTAAATTTGTGGACTTGAGCGAGGGAGCTTATGTCAGTAAGGACAAGTACACTGATGACCTTGCAGCTAAGGACAATCAGATTTCTACATTGAATGCAGACATTCAGAAGAGAGATACTGATTTGGCGGACTTAAATGCGAAGCTTACTAGTGCAGGGAATGATGTGGAGAAGTTAAATCAGGTATCTACGGATTTAACAAATTTGCAGAATAAGTATCAGGCGGATGTTGCCAGCTATAAAGCTCAGTTGGAGCAGCAGGCATATGAGTTTGCGGTTAAGGATTTTGCAAATGCACAGAGTTTTACTAGTAATGCGGCAAAAAGGGATTTTATCAATTCAATGGTAGGCAAGAGATTAACTATGTCCGAAGGTAAAATTATGGGTGCAGATGATTTTGTTGCAGAGTATACTCAGAACAATGCAGATGCATTTGTAGTTAAAGAACCGGAACCAACTAATCCCGAACCTAAACCCCAGTTTGTAACAAAAACACCAGGTCTTAATGACAGTGGAGCTAATTCTAATTTATTTAGCTTCAACTTTACTGGTGTAAGAAGTCACGATGACAAGTAAAATTTAGGAGGAAAAAATATTTATGGCAGATTATGTCGCACCAGCTAATAACGGTACTACTGCGAGTGGTGCAGTAAACTATGCAACTGAATATTCTAGAGCTCTTGCTCAGGCATTCCCTTATGTATTAAACTTCGGTGCTTTGTACGCTACTCCGAATAATGGCAGATACAGATGGGTAAACGCGAAGACTATTGAAATCCCGACCATCTCTACGACTGGCCGTGTGAATGCAGATAGAGACACTGTTGCATTTGCTCAGAGAAACTATGAGAATGCATGGGAAACCAAAACTCTGACGAATCAGAGAAAGTGGTCTACCCTTGTTCATCCGATGGATATTGACCAGACGAACCTGGTTGCTTCTATCCAGAACATTACTCAGGCATTCAATGAGTTCCAGAAGTTCCCAGAAATGGATGCTTATCTTATTTCTAGGCTCTATGCTCTTTGGACTACTAGTGTTGCTGGTGATGCTTCTCATGATGCTTATACCGGCAAGACGGCAGATACTACGGCATTAAGCGTAAACAATGTCTTAGCAGTATTTGACCAGTTAATGCTCAATATGGATAATGCAAGAGTTCCAGCAAATGGTCGTATTCTTTATGTAACTCATGAAGTTAAATCTATGCTGAAGAGTGCTCAGCAGATCTCCCGTTCCATTGATGTAACCAGCAATAACCATGTTATTGATAGAGTTGTATCTAGGCTGGATGAAGTTGAAGTTATCGGTGTTCCTGCTACTCTCATGAAGACGGCTTATAACTTCACTCAGGGTTGGGAACCAGCAGAAGGTGCTAAGCAGATTAACATGTTCTTAGTTCACCCGATTGCGGTTATCACTCCGGTATCTTATGCATTTGCTAGATTGGATGCTCCGTCAGCTATGTCTGAAGGTAAGTACACTTACTATGAAGAGTCCTTCGAAGATGTATTCATTCTTAACAAGAAAGCTGATGCTCTCCAGTTCAATGTAGCTGCCTAATCTAAAAATTGAGGAGAGAGGTTAAATATGGCACTTGTACAGAAATTAAATGTTGTATTAACCATTGATGATGATCAGGTTAAGGAATATTTAAACAAGGGCTACAGTGTAATTGATAATTCTGGTAAGGTCATTAAGGAAGCTATGCCTAATGACCTTAACCAGCTAAAATTATTAGTTGCAAAGTACAAAAAGGAGAACGAAGAATTACTAGCTCAGGTCAAGAAACTTGAAGCTCAGAAGCCTATGGCAGAAGAAGTTAAAGTAGAAGCACCTAAAAGAACTAGAAAGAAATCTTCTCCGAGCGAAGAATAATAGGAGGCGGTTTGATTGTGATGTATTTAACTTATGATGAGTATACTGAAATGGGTGGTACATTAGATGAAACCGCCTTTATTGATTTAGAGTACGAAGCCAGAACATATATAGATTGGGTTACATTCAATAGACTTTGGAAAGAGGAAAAGATTCCTGCCAGAGTGAAAGAGTGTGAGTACCATATCTTAAAATTAATACAGAGTAAGATGAATGCTCTAACACCTTCTTCTGAAGGTGAGATAAGCTTGGATGGAACAAATAAAACTATTGCAAGTCAGTCTAACGATGGGGTATCTATTTCTTATAATGTATTAAGTGCGAAAGATATTATTGAAGCATCAGATAAAGAGTTACAGAAAACTATTCATAGATATTTAGACGGTATTAGAAATAATTTAGGATACAAATTATTGTACAGAGGTATTTACCCAGGAGAAACTTCGGGGGAGTTGGAAGATGAATAATTATCCAGCTTGGTGGGATACCACAATTACTATCTACAATAAACATGAAAATCCTGAAACTGGGGTTATTACTTGGTATCGTAAAACTATTCCTAATTGCTTCTGGAAATATGCAGGAAATAAAGTGTCTTTTGCTAACTACTATAGTGCGAATAGTGCTATGGTTTTGGAAACAGATGATACTATTTGTCGAATTCCAGAAAGTACTAAATATTTAGATAGTGGAAGTTGGATTAATATGCCAAACGATAAAAAAGGAAATTTTTTTACTTTAAAGTTAGGCGATATTATAGTAAAGGGCGAAGTAGATGATGAAATTAATGAATATCTTTCCGGGCATCGTGCCACTGATTTAGTTACAAAATATAAAGCTTTACAAGGATGTATTGAAATTACAACCTATGCTGATAATACGGGGCTTGGTAGGGCTAATAAACATTACTTCGTTAAGGGAGTTTAGTCATGGCAATAATTGAAACTACAGTAGAAGACGAAGCTTCAGCAAGAGTGAGAATTCAGTTTAATGAGTTTATTGCCAGAGTTAGAAGTAATCGTAGAGAAGTAGCCACAATGTATGCTAAGGCAATTAGTCCCTGGGTTCCGTATAAAACAGGCAAGTTGTCTAATTATCGTGTAAACAATGAGGGAGACATTGTATATAGTGCATATAGATATAAAGATGGGGAACCAGCTTTCAACTATGCAGCTATGCAATATAACCGAGTTGATTACGAGCATCCGAGTAATGGTACTCATCCATACGCTACTGACCATTGGGATGAAGTGGCGGAACCTATTATTTGGGACGGTTTTGTACACGATGTTAATGAATTATTAGGTACAAAAGGAAGAAGCCGTAAACCTAATAAGTATATGCGTAGATTACGGGCTAGCCGTAGGCAAGATTGGGGTAAATAATGATTATTGATAAGAATCAGGCAATGATAGATTTCTTACTTACCTGCCCGATAATTCAGAGCAGTCCTTTGTTCTTTAACTTCGCTAAAAGTAAAGAAGATAATAACCAAGTTATTCTTCTTTCAAACGATGTTAAACTTCATGAGCCGTATATTGACGGCTCGGTGATGAAACAATACAGATTTATTTTACTATCATATAAATCTATTTCACTCAACCCGATAGTTAAAGTTCCCGGCTATCCGGACGAAAATTTAACAGAGGTTGCAGAGTTTCAGGAAGTTATTGATTGGGTAAAAGAACAATCTGAAGCAAATAATTTCCCGAACTTCGGAGACAAGTGTGTCATTGATAGTATGACAGTGTTATCTGATAATCCTACTCTATATGATGTAGATAACAATGTAGCACCACCGCTTGCTCGATATTCAATTACAATTCAGATAGATTACCTTGATAATTCACTGAAATTGTGGCAAAATTAAATTGTACAGGAGGAATAATAAAATATGGCTTTTACAAGTACATTATCAGCTGGTCAGAGAGCTCAGCGAAAACTGTTAGTTCATGTTGCCGAATGGAAAGAGGGCTCTGAAACCAAGAGAGAAATCTTAGGTACGAGAACCGAAGATAGCTCTATTGAATTTAACCCGGATATTGAA